TACTAGCTACAATACAATCACAATATGATCCTGTAGCACAGATGACAACCATAGCATTAGTAACTGCTCTTGGTCCTGATATACAACAATATCAACAGCAAGATATAGTACAACAGATGCAATGGTATGCAGAGGAAGAGATTTACGCTGATCAATTAATGCCTGATCCTCTAGGAGATTATATCTCTGTTAGATCAAGCTTACAAATGGAAAGGATGATACAACAACAATATGAGTGAAGTAGAATATCAAGGTATTAAAGTAAAAGGTGGTAAATTATTTTTAATTTTCCCATTACTAGGAACTTTAGGTGGTGCTATATGGGCAGGCTTTGAAGGTTATGCTAGGTGGGTAGCTATGGAGGAAAAGATAAATGAATATGTGGCTCCTGATCTTTCTGGTTTTACTTTAAAACTAGATGTATTAGAAGAAAGAATTATTTCTTTAGAAGATAATATGGGTACAGAATTACGTAGTGTAAAAGAATTGGTAGGTGCAGCACAAGATGATGCACGAACTATAAGAATAGATTTAAGAAAAGATATTAATGAAGTACAGGATCAAGTTGCTGGAGTTGATAGACGTTCTCGTAATATGGATCAAGAAGTAAGAGCTTCTTTAAGACAAACTGAAACAGATTTAAGAACTATGATTGATCATGCAAGTGACAGGTTTGACAATAAACGTACTGCTATTGAATCAGATGCAGTTAGAAGAGGAGAAGTGATAGATATGAAACTAAAAGAATTAGAAGATAGAATAATAAAACTTTTGGAACGTGCTTTAAACAATCCTCTTGCAGGTCAGTAGTTAAAATTAGAAGCCACATTTTTTTATAAGCTCCATAACTTTTTCTTTACCTAATACTTTTAGATTTTCTATAATATTAGCTTCTAAACCTTCAGCAGACATGTCTATTTCTGTCTCGCTTTTGGCTCCTCTTATACGTGATAATAATTCTAATGCTTTGATAGCACTATTGGTGTGACCATTTGCTTTAGCAAAGGTATATTGATTTTCTATTTCAGTAATAACATCTACTGAAGTCTCTAACGTATTCTCTAATTCTGCAATACGTTCTTTTATTTCTTGATTTTGTAAGTTTCTATAACCTTGATTATAGGCAGAACTCTCAGCATATCCTGCAGCTTTTGCAGCTTCTGTTGCATTTCTGTGCAGGATATACGCTTGAGCAAACTTCTCTTGTTTATCATTTAAAGCCATGATACACTAACTAAAATAAATATTATACCTAGAATAAAAGAATAATAGATAACATAACCAATAACATTAGAGGTCTTGTCCTTTCTCTTGTTGCCATCTAAGATCATTTTGATCTGGGATAATATGTTCTGGATCAGCATTAGGTGTTATTCTCCAATCGTTATCTGTATCTGGTCTTCGCTGTGTAATATCACAACCTGCATAAGTTATCTTAATATCTTCAGGTGAATCCTTCTCAAAGTCTATAATCTTATCGTAGTAAGGTCCAACTTGAGTTTGAAAAGTATAGACTAACATCTTTCTACAAAACTCTTGACTTAGATCTCTTGAGTAAGGAGCACTTTCAAATCGTGTGCAATCACCATGAAAACATACAAGTAGCATAGCTACTTTAAATACCTCTGGCATTATTCTGTGCCAGTTTCTTTAAGTATCTCTTCTATAACTTGATCTCCTGATGGATTAGTATGGTAATACCATCCACCATAAGCTATTACAGCTACTACAATAGCAGCAATTATCCATTTAATCATTACTTACAACTCCCTTCCTGTGTACAAGCATTAGCAGATTTAATAACTGTAACGTCTTGTATTACTGAATCATCTTGAACATGGTGTGTTTCTAAAGCACAAGCTGAAGCTAACCCCACACTCAATAGTAGTAAAAATGTTTTCATTAGAATTTCCATTCTTGTTCAAAGAAGATAACACCATCATCATCAGGATTTCTTTCAAACTGATTTAAATCTTTACCAACTTGTCTATCATATCCTATTTTAAAAGCGTCACCATCTGCTTGTTTATATTTACCAAATAGTCTTAATTTACTTTTATCACTCTCATCCATATCAAAGTAGTACCTATAACCTCCAGACCAAGTACCTGATCCTTCATTTGCTTCTGCTTCTTTAGTAGGTTTACTTATAATAGAACCAAGAATAATTATTCCTAAAAGAATTGCTGCAATAATGTATGCAATTTTTTTATTATCTTTGGTCTCTTTAACTTTCTTTGCCATATAGTTAATTCTCCTTGTAAAGTTTTTCTAGCTGATAACCACAGCCATTCGTCTTCGTTGTATGGAAACATGATGCTTATTCTCCTTTAATGCATGTTCCCATTATACCTTCGTTTGATGTAGAAGTCAAGTATATTTTTAAATTTTTATTATCATTCCATATTTCACTTACTTTGTTTAACCACCACTTATGGTCATGCACAGTTACATGTACATTCTCTCCTTTATATTTACCTGTTTTAAAAGTTTTTTTAGCAGGTAAGGTAGATACATTAATAAACATAGTGCTTTGTGAGAAAGAACATAACTCTCTTATAACCCAATCTAAATCTTCTTCAGGTATATGTTCAAGAACATCAGTACAAATTACCATGTCATATTTTTTAGTGGGTAGCTTATCATGTTCTGGATAAGCAGGATCATATAAAAATAATTCATCTACTCCCCACCATTTATGTAATGGTTTATCAAAGTTAGGTATCTTCTTTTTAGGATCTACATCTCTATGATTCTCTTTATAAGGTATAGCTTTACCACATCCATAATCTAATATACTTTTACAATTATTATGTAACAATATATTGTATATATCATATGCAAAAGGTACTAAACTTATACCTCTAAACTTATCTTCTTCTTTATGTAGATCTTTGTAAGCTTCTACAAGTTCTACATATTTTTCAGAAGGTTCTGGTTTCTTTGGTAGTACATAATTATCCATCAAATGTTTCCTCAAATGTTTTTGGTTTAGGTTGTAATTCCCACAAAGAAGAAACTAAAGTATCTTTACCAAATAAATTTAAACTCATTTCCATTGGAGGATTAGTAAAA